TAAACGTAGCGTCACCATCTGTAGCCACCGAATTCCGTACAACAATGTCATAAATGTACAAGTCGCCCATTCCAGCCTTACTCATAACAGAGTAGGCGCCACTAGTGAAGGAGTCATCAAACTCGTCGTCGTCATAAACAATACTCTTACGAGTAGAGTAGTACATGCGATGGGTGCGAGACATGCCACTCTCGTTAGGTGGGTTGTAGACACGGGTGCGGTCGGAAATTAGAGTTACACGCTGATTGTCAACCTTAGCGGTCATAATGTTCGACCAATCATTACCAGCCGTTCCCTCGAAAATGATAGCCTCAAGTAATTCCGTAACCGTGGTGGGTGTGACACCGATGGCGCGCTGCGGCACATTGCCAGCTCCGTCACCAAGGGAGTCGTACATTTCTCCGGTGCCAGTACTTTCGTAGAAATCGCGAAGGATGGAAGACTTGAAAGTGAAGACAACACGTCTCCAATTCCAAGAATCACCACCACCAACATCGACTTTCACAATTTCCCTGTAACCAGGGACAAAAATTGACGTAGTGTTGCGACGGTGATCTCCACTTTGCTCGGCCTTTTGTCGGGCCGAAGGGATGAAAAGTGACCGGAAACCAGTTCCAGTAACGAGAAGTGGACCGGGAGCGCCAGTACCATCAGGGGCGATTGTGAGAGACTGCATGTTATCCCTTTTTTTCGTCGACGTCAGGTTGAGTATCCGCTTCTGTGTCATGCGACCGCGCCTCCTGTAGGACTTGCGCGGCCTTCGCTTGTAAATACGCCTTGCGGGCTTTCTTCGTGAACGATAGGACGACCTGCGTCGGAAGGATTTCGTGGCGTACGCCATCGGAATGAATACGAGAAAAAGTGGGGTCTGAGGTGTCAGGTGGGGTAGACATGGTCGGATGACCCTCAACAATTTTTTTTTGAGGGGGGAGCCCTCCTTATATAACCGGGCTGTGTCCCTGTGTCCCTGTGTCCTGTAGAGTATAATATTAAAACTCTACAGGACACAGATGCCTAACCCAATCAAATTCAAACTTCAATATGCCCTCCTTACCTACGCGCAATGCGGCGACCTCGACCCTTGGTCTGTTGTGGATCACCTTGCGGGACTACGAGCAGAGTGCATTATTGGACGAGAGAATCACGAAGATGGAGGAATTCATCTACACGCTTTCGTTGATTTCGGCGGAAAAACATTTCGATCCAGACGTGCCGACGTGTTCGATGTTGGTGGCCGCCACCCGAATGTTCAGCACGTTGGTAAAACTCCGTGGCTGGTTTACGATTACGCGATCAAAGAGGGAAACGTGGTCGCGGGTGGTGCAGAGAGACCTGTCGAACATCAACGTTCAATTTCAAGGTCTGATGATGTCTGGGCTGAAATCATGGGAGCGACAACTGCAGACGAGTTTTTTAAACTATGCACACGCCTGGCTCCTAGAAGTCTCTGCGTTAGTTTCAACAGCCTACAAGCGTTTGCCGCATGGAAGTATCGAGTGGATCCTGCTCCATATCAACACCCCGACGGATTGCGCTTCAAAGAGGATGCTGTGGCTGAGCTTGATGCATGGGCTCAAGCGAACATTGGAGGAACTAGAAGAGGTACGTGTTTTTTTTTCGGAGTTCGGCGGGCGGCGCGCCCTTCGGGCGGCCCGGTGCTCCCAAGTCGCACCTTTGCCCTTAATCCTCACTCGAAAAGAAGGAAAGGATCTGAGGCCATCTTTTCATGGACTAGAAGGCCGAGGGGGCCAAACACCCCCTCCCTTCCCGCTTCGCGGTTCAGGGGGGTCCCCCCCCCCTCGGTGTGACGTATACTGATGTCACATATTAGAACGAGTGCGAAGCCTGGTGCTCGTCGGACCAACTAGAGTTGGAAAGACACTATGGGCGCGATCCCTCGGAAATCACGCATATTTCGGTGGACTGTTCTGCCTGGACGAGCCACTAGATGGGGTGGAATATGCAGTATTCGACGACATGCAGGGTGGCTTAGAATTTTTTCATTCATACAAATTCTGGTTGGGCGCACAAAAACAGTTTTATGCAACAGACAAGTACAAAGGCAAAAAATTGGTACATTGGGGGAGGCCTTCCATTTACTGCAGCAACACCGACCCCCGTCTAGACAAGGGGGTGGACGTAGAATGGTTGGAAGGAAATTGTGATTTTATTACGGTGGAACATTCTTTAATTATTTAACGCTCATGCCAATAAAAAGTTCCCTCTGGCGCAAACCTAAACGTAGCGTCACCATCTGTAGCCACCGAATTCCGTACAACAATGTCATAAATGTACAAGTCGCCCATTCCAGCCTTACTCATAACAGAGTAGGCGCCACTAGTGAAGGAGTCATCAAA